GCACTCTTAAATTGTAACTCAAATTCGAAAACCTAGACAACCGCACTCCTTGATGGGTTGAAACTAGGATAAAATTTCCTTTGATTCACAAAAAGTGCGGCTGCGTCGAAATCATAGATTTCCCCCTATAGCCACCATAGGTAAGATGTTTACTCCTGCTAGTACATCTATAAAACTACTTTTAATTATTAGGAGTGTCAGTCTCCAAAGTCTAACCCTAAAATGGGTTAGACGGTCTGTAGTAACAGACAGGAACGTTAGTGTAAAAGAACATACTAAAGTCATCTCCTGCTGCCACATACTCTACAAAAGCTGGACCACCTTCAGCAACAGTTTGTCTGTCCAATGCACGCAACTCATGCGTACCTTCAAATTGGACAGATAACGTTCCGTTAGGTGCTAACTCTCTTGTAGGATGAAATCTGTAATTAGAATGGTATGGGATTTCTGTTTCTAATACAGGATTTCTCCCAGCTGGCGTTGGCTGGGTTCCCGCAAAACCAAGCGGGAAATTTCCAATCTCACGAGCAATGAGATCGGGATCGGACTCTGTAAGAAAAATTGGTTGCGCAGTTTCTAGGTATCCAAAACCTGGTGCTGCTTTACGTGTCACACTCATGTGTGGCTGCAGCGAACTCCCTCCAGGTGTTGAAGCTTGGATCATTTGAAACTTTCGTCTCAATCCTCCTCTCCAACCCTGAAAACAAGGCGCAAACCAATTAATCAAAGTTGCATTAACATAGTTATATTTACCCAAAGGACCATCATGAATTCCAGCAGTATTGTATCCACGATACAGTGGAAAATTCATCATCCTGCGTCTGTACACAATAGTACGTGTTGCAGTCGCAATGGGTGCGGCGTAAAAACTATACAATGAAAACCTCTTAAAAAGAGACCGAATGCTAGTTATGTTCTCGCCGAAACATATCATAGCCATGGGGTTGCTCATATCTGAATCTCCAGCTACCTTCATATCTGGTTCACTATTTACCGGACGTGAAGGATCTTCAGTTTCATCATGATCAGGAGCCACTAAAGGTTCTTCTCCTGATTGTGCTTCTAAAACTGCTGGAGGTGTGGGTGTCCAAACAAAAGAAGGAAAAGCCTCATCCGAAGGATTAGCAAATTCCATATCTTCACCACATGAGACAAAACAATTAATTTCAATATCATTGTTAATCTCACTGTTGGGGACCGTTAGGTCATTCAGAACCCATATAGATATTTGACCATTGTAAAAATTAGGATTATTAGTAGGAAAAGGTAGGATATCACCTGAATTTCTAAAATTCAATCCCGATATACCAGGATTCATTACCTCTGCATACGTCTCGGGAATACCCCATCCTACTTCAATAGTAAAATCCTTTTCTTCTGAAATATCAATGACACGATTATACGCTACATTAAACTCATTATCTGTAGAATCATATGGATCATATTGTACTTGTAAACGACCTTTGTGAAAGTTTGAAGCAACGATTTGAAATCGATACTTCATAGTTCCACGCCAATTTTCAAATACACAACCCACATGACATGCAGGTGTCATATGAAATTCAGTATCAGTACCTCCATTAAATTCGTCCCAATTCATAGGTGTCACACCAAATGTTGCTAACCTATTTCCAGACTGTGTTGCTACAGGCCAATCAAACTTCGTCAAAAAAGACTCTCTAGTAACAATAGATCGAATATTTAATTCGTCCATACCAGATAGTCCTACAGTACGAGGATCAATGGTAACTTCCTGTTTCAAATCTGTAGTTAATTTCACAGCAGAATCAGGCACATTTGTCTGAGGACAATTTCCCATATATGAAGGTTTGTATGGTACAATGGGAGCATCTTGCACGGGTCTACAGTAGCCAAATAATGACGCTACATCAGCTACAGTAGATAATGCAAGTTGGGACGCCCGTGCATAAAGGCTAATCCCAGGTATAGAAGATAATGCTCCTGCTGCTTTCGCCAAAGCAGTTGCGGGGCCGGAAATCTTCTTTCCATATTCATCACCACCCATCATTTCACCAGCTTGTGGATCAAGTGTAGATTGATTTTGATTTGTAGGTGTAGATAATACCATATCTTCGGCCCATGCAAACACTGTGATGCGAACTTGGTCAGTTGCACCATTAGCATGCTTGAGTTGATTAATAGCAGTAATATCAATAGCACCCATATCTTGCCAATCATTAGTTGGAATACGCAAGGCATTATTATACCAAAAGAAAGGCAAAATCATTTCTCCACCCAATGAAGAAGTGGGATCAAGATAAATATGTGGTTTTTGTGAAGCTCCAATCACATCCTGCGCAATAAATGCACGCGTAGGAGTCGTCTTATCAATATTTTGTAAAGGTGAATAGGACACTAAAGCACGCCCATAATGGAAACCATTTCCGTTAATCACGAATTTCAGATGCAGCTTACAACGTGCATTATTAAAATTCGCAATACGATTAGCAACCCGAGGATTTTCAAAAAATAGAGACCACGGATTGAAAGTGGTACCAAAATTGGCGTCAGTAGTTGCCCAATCCACATCAAAAATTTTCAAAGGACGCGCAAAGAAACTACCTAAATCGGCATCAGACTGATCTGCTGCCCCAAAGGTAGGATCTAACTGTGATTCAACTTCATATCCCCAAGATGGATTTTGATCCATAAACTCAACGTTTTGCATAGTGGATTGTTTAGATCCCATCATGACGTTAGCGTTGTAGTTAGACTCTCCGGATTGGTTATCGTAGATAGGGAATCCAAGGATAGAGTCCTTGAGGACGGCTCCTGACTCAATGATGTCGGCGAGGCAAGGCTCGTCATCATCAAGGAGGCATCGGCAGTATAATTCGGATTGTTGACAGTATTTACACAGAAGCGATAAAGAATGAGGATGAACAGAAGAACCTCCAAGATTATATACGTTACGTCTATGTGTATTACTACATCCGTTTGTTGGCTTGTTAACGTCTCCAACTGACGTGTGTCCACTCGGAGCTGTGGACCGCTCATTATGTTGATTAGTAGCAAGCATATATACTTCCAGACCCCAAAGGGCCGACCACCGTACGCTCACACGAATGGGGAAGGGTCACGTTGTCGCTTGACAAAAGCAGCTTAAAAAAGCCTTAGTCTAATTCAACTTTAAACGTTATATTGGGTATATGGTGTATTACCAGTACCATAAATGACAATTTGGGTCTACCCGCACCGAATAAAAAGTGAATTGATTTTTGCTATGCTCCGCACCCAGATTTACTTCTGGGCCTGTTCTTTTATGTGGATGAACAGTGGTCCATGGTGAAATGTTTTCACCGGCTGCTTTTTGGGTGTAATTAAACTACTAGCAAATCGGACAATTTCTACAAAATAAGTGAAATATAAAGTCTGAATTGTGAGGTAAAACCACGGCCCTGTGCGTCGAAGTCCTTCTGATGTTAAAACCAAGAAGAACAACCATTCCTTTCGAATCATGCCAACTTTGAAGAAACATTTTTTCGTGTATAATAAATACCAAATCAATGGATATACAATCAAAGACATGTTTGCAGCGATACTTTCCCACCAAAAATATGGGTTAAAGCCATCACCTCGACAATGTTGTTCATTATTGAACGGAATTTCTTCTCCGCACTGTGGTTCTAAGACCACAACTGTAGGTTCGCAACACTTACAGTTATCACCATTTTTTCCACAAAAACGGCACCAAAAACTATCGCGGGAATATACGTACTCATCCGCTTGTGATTCTAATGTGACATCATATTTTTGGCAAAATCGAGCTAAAGCCATATCATATGTCATATCTAATTCACTACACCCGTGACGCATATTTGAGCGTTCAGCAACTTCAATCATCTGCTGTCTTCGCTTTTCATACGTGTCACGTCCATGTGCGAACCATTCTCGTAAAGCTCCATCAATATTGCCCATACACTGTTCTTCATTGGAAACAGCTTTAGAACGTAATACTGAATGTAAACTCTTAAAGATAGAATCATCGTCCAATGCACCAAAATACATCCCTACTTCTTTATTAAAAATATTCTTTCGTTTAAGAAAGTCGGCATCCTCATCGGTCATGTATTTTGTGGGCGTAGACGTTTTGTCGGGCATGGTGAATTTCATATCTCTATCAGCTAAAAAATTGGCAACACTGATATGATTAAATTCATCCCATCCTTCTGCAACAGAACTCTTAGCATCATCCCCATAAGTAGCTAACGAACATACTTCTCGGAATGGTGGTAAAACTCTATTTTTGCAGATCTCGAAATAGGCACAACGAAATAATAATGAATTAACAATAGAATTGATATACACAGTAAGATTTTGTCCCGAAGGATTAGATCCAATATGCTGTATATAATCACCATTATACGCCATAAGCGGTTGGCAAATATCTGTAGCAAGACCTTCCATTACTGAAATATCTTCCTCAGAATAATTACCCGTTGCTTTTGCCAAATCAATCATGATACGGAAAGCAGAATACATTAACTGACTAGACATACGCAAATCATACTTGCTATAGTCTCCAGCTAAAATTCTCTTTTCTCCATACTTCATGATATGTCGAGCTAAGACATCCCATTCTGGTCCTTGTGCGTTAATACCAACAGCGCACTCAGACAGTAATGGATACAATGATAGATATCTAGCAACTGGTAAGA